CACGCCCAAATGGACGGGAGGATGGCCGCGCTTTGCGGCAACGGCAGTGACAGAGTGATCCCCAGAGCAAAATTTTTGGAAAGCGATAGCCCTGATCGGTGCAAGCGTTGCGTTCAGAGGTTAGAGGGCGCGTAACGCGGTTCGCGGCGCGGGGTGCAAAAAACCCGCTTCTATATAGTACTTTTCAGCAAAATATATTTTTGGAAAAAACAATTTCAAAAATGGCGGTACAGGCGGTACAGCGGTACAGCCCTTTAAAAACGGGGCCTAGCGGCGTACCGGCGGCGTACCGGCGTGATTCAAGCCGTTACGGGCTAAAGCAAAAAACGCGTAACTACATAGCAGTTTCTGGGAAAATTTTTTTTGTCTTTTTTGTTTTGTTAGAAAAGTACTATATAGGGAGGCGAATTAAGGACTAGGGTATTGACGATGCGCGCAAGCGTGTTGTTAGGCTGCGATAAAACGCATAGGAAACTGATGTGATTTATTGGATTGCAAAATGGCAAGAGCGTAAGCATGAGGAATTCGTCGCACTCAAACGGGAAGCCGAACAAAAGCAGATTGAAATACGCGACCGATACGCGGCCCATAATAAAAAATGGACTGATTACACGCTCGGCAGAAAAATAGCACTCGGACTTGCGCACCCTTGGGAAATACGCGATTATTCGCATACACCCATAACAGAAAGTGCGAACCATGAAACTTTTAAACACGACCGCCAGCAACACGAAAATAAAAAAGACACAAGAGAAACCGAATAATTATTTTGGCAAGCCGGTGCGTATGGCTAGCCTCAGCCTGTTGCCGGACAACATTATTTGCCCCGGCAGCAAATCCGCCAATTGTATGGACGCTTGCCTAAAAGAGTCTGGGCACGCCCGATTCAATCCGGCCGTCAACATAGCCCGCCAAAAGAAAACTGATTTTTGGCACACCGACCAAGCCGGTTTTCTTGCCCAACTCACCCGCGAACTGACGAACTTTCAAAAGAACGTTTGCGAGCGGCAAAATGTGCAGGGCGTTGTGCGGCTAAATACTATTTCCGACATACCTTGGGAACAGCATGATATTCCCCAGCGATTCCCCGACCTGTTTTTTCTTGATTACACAAAGCAGGCGAAACGATTGGGCAACACTCCAGACAACTATCGGTTAATTTTTTCTTACAGCGACCGACCGCAGTACCAGAAACAGGTAGCCGCCGCGCTCCCGACGGGCGTCCCCGTCGCCGTAGTTTTCAAAAATTCGATGCCGACCGAGTACCTCGGCCGACCGGTTATTGATGGGGACTTGTCTGATCTTGATAACGTTATGGCCGGTCCGGTAGTGATTGGGCTGACAGCAAAGGGTCCAGCATTGCACGACGCTTCTGGTTTTGTAGTAGACGGGAACGTGATCGTGAGGTTAGCGGCATGACGGGCATGCGAATGGCTCAGGTTATTTATTTAAAATCGGATGACTCCGACAAAGGCATGCGCCAACAACAAGGAATGGCGCAAAAGCTTGGTGATAAATCTTACCTAACGTCGGAATCCAAAACGGCGCTGATCGATATGCAACTCGAAATCAACAAAGCCGAACGGCTGCTGAAAACAAACTTTTAAAAAAAGCTTGCAACTGACTGCCGGTATGCGATTATGCGCATGCGGCAAAACATTTCGGGCGAGCCGCGCGCCCAAACTTAGGAAAAAGTGATATGAGTATTGAAAATGAAAAAGGCACCCTTAGCGCGATTCTGGAAAAGATTCAAACCGAAGCCGCACGCAAAGCCGACTATATAGCGCCAACGGACGCGCTTCAGGTTCAGACTGTCGACGGGAACACGAACATAGTTCTGGAAGCCAATCGCGGCATGCCCACAATTGAATTTCAAACGAACGAAGTAGCGTTTGGGCAACTCGCTAGTAATTGTGATATCGACGTGAGGACCGCCCGCCGGTTACGCGATAATGAAAACTATGCGCCGGAATTCGATAACCTAATTAATAAAATTCTGGTAAATGAGCCGAAGTCTAAAATGCTGCGCACTTTTGATGGTGACCAGCCGCTAGTCCGCGCCATTGTCAGCGACAAGTTTAAGACGTTCGACAATGTCGATCTGGTAGAAGCCGCGCTTCCCCAGTTAATGGAATCTGAAGCCGATTGGCAAATTGTGAACGGCACCGTCACGGATTCGCGCCTGTACATGCGCCTCAAATCGATGAATCAAGTAGCCGAGCCTGCCATAGGTGACGCCATGGCGAACGGGATTATGCTGCGCAATAGCGAGGTAGGCATGGGCAGCGTCGAAGTGATGCAAATGGTGTGGACGTTATGGTGTCTTAATGGCTGTAGCAGCGAAAAGAAAAGCCGCCACACTCACGTCACCAGCGCACGCGGGACCGAAGATTGGTCTTTGCTTACCAGCGAAGCCAAAGACGCGGATAACCATGCTTTGCAATTGAAACTGCGCGACGTAGTCGCCGGTTACACTTCCCGCGATAGTTTTGACGAAGCCGTGGAAATGTTCCGAATGGCTCACGGGGACATTGTCGAGAATGGCTTACGCAATCCTGCCGCCGTAGTCGACAGCGTCGTGAAAGTTTTAAACCTGCCGAAAAAATCCTCCGGGGACATTTTGGCCGGGTTGATGCAAACGATCCAACAGCCGGGCTATAGTAATAAGCCGATAAGCCGCGCAACAATCGTGAACGCAGTAACGGCGGTCGCGCATACTGCCGACGCGGATTCTGTGGATGACTGGTACGCGAACGGACGGGCCGTGCTAGATCTGCCCAGAAATCAATGGCAGACAATCGCGGAGACGCCACTAGCCGCCTGATCCGGACCACCCATAAGCCCAACAAGCCCGCCACGTGCGGGCTTTTCTTTTGGATGGGATTAATCCTATACTTAGCGCACGCCATACCGGCGCAACATTTGGAGAATGTGAATATGCAAGCAATACAGGTTAGATACCTAAACCGGACGAACACCAAAGGCGCACGCCTTAAAGCTTGGACCCATGGCGCGACCATGGTGCAACCGTTCAACTCTGATCGTGACCGTTTCCCGCAAGCTCGCCAATTGGCACAAAGCCTGATCGACTCATTAGATTGGGGGATTCCAATAACCGGAGCGGGTATGCTCAAAAACGGTGACGACGTTTTTACTGTGGGGATACTGTAATGACTCAAGACATTGTCAAAAAGCTTGGACAGTTTACGGACGAACAACAAAGCGCTTTGCGACGGGTATGGGAACAACGCGTTTTGTATACCGATCATCCGGATTTCAAAAACCGTGGCTTTCGCGATTGGATATTGAGTGATTGTCATAAAGGCGTTTTAAAATTAGGGGACGGCAGCACTCATGTTATTGCGGAAGCTTTCGCGCCGTATGCGTTTATAACTATTGGCCCGGACGGCACTGGCACGATTCACCATTCAACGCCTAACTAAAACGTTTCCCCGATTCACTAAGCCCGCCGCGTGCGGGCTTTTTTATTTGCGGGATTAGTCCTATACTTTGCGAACGCCACAAACCGATGGCGCAATATTGGAGCAAAGATATATGAATACCGATCACAAACTTGACACTGGCACGGCGCAAAATTTGAACTCATTGTTAAAAGATCCGTCCGCGTCCACCAATAACATCGGACCCACTACAAAAGAAAAGGCACCCTTGTCTGAGTATTTGCAACGGTTAGGGGATGATCACGTTGAAGCCGGACTAAACGCGACTGCCGATGATATTTATGAAGCTGCCGCCGAAATCCGAAAGCTTACAAGTAAGGTTGATGAGCTCGCCGCAGGCAGGGCCGAGGTAGTTAGTCGCGAAGATCAACTTGCTAGCGCATTGTTTGGATTGATAGAAGATCGCGTCCAAACCTTTGTCGAGAACGAAGTGCAAGCCGCTATCGAGGACTACGATCCGACCGACCATCATAACTTTTCGGATGCGGTAGCCGAGCAGACCGCCGATACGTCTACCGAGTCGATCCGCGAAGTCGTGGCCGAGGTGGTGAAGAACGGTTACTTCGACATCACATTCAATTCATAGGGGATCAACAATGGCTAAATTTCAAATAACTTGGGAAATTGAGATCGACGCGCCTTCGCACGAAACGGCTGCAATGCGGGCTGCTAAAGTTATGCGGGATCGGCAAAGCACCGCACTTCACTTCTATGTGAGTGACGTACACACGGGTGAGTCCAAGCCTATTGATCTAAACGATTGGTATCTGAACGGGTTCCTCTCCAAGCAGATCTTAAAACGTTAGCCGATCACCCGTCCCGACTAACCCCGCCAATGTGCGGGGTTTTTTATGCATGCGATAAAGCTTATACTTACGTCACGCCGAGACATTCGGCGCAACTAAATGGAAAAAGTGAAAGATGGAAAACTTCAGAAAATATATGGCCGACAACGGCATCGCCGAATCTCGCACCTACGCCTTAGCTTGCGCGTTTATTTCAATGCATAAAGCTTATTGCGAAATGGACCCGTGGAACCGCCGAGAATTCGATTCTTTGTTTGGTTCTGATATTCGTGAAGGACTAATCAAATACGCCGAGCATTGTCCCGCCGCGAACGCCGATCTTCGCGATCACGTGCAAACGCCGGTCGACGTTGAGATTTTAGAGCTTCCCAGCTCTTAACTTTTTAATCGCCAGATCTAGCCCGCCACGTGCGGGCTTTTTTTTGGATTTTTTCCCAGTGCAACAAGCGCCGCCCGCCTCCCGGGCGCCGCCCCAAACGTACCGCGCGCCGCGAGCCGTGCGCCGTGAGAATTTCCCCCCTGGGCAAGACTTATCCCATATGTGCCGCGATCCGCGCGCCGCGCCGCGCAGCAACTGCGCAGCCGTCCGCGATCCGCGATCCGCGATCCGCGATCCGCGATCTACCAGTTAGCGCCACGGCTCAGGGTCCCCCGTCGAATTGAGGCTAAAACCGGCCAAAAAGCCGCCGATCTTCGAGCACGATCCGCGCGCCGCGCGCGCTGGCGGGAAGCGCCTGTAAGAGCAGGTTTCACGCAAACAGTACGGCTCTGAAACAAATCGCTTTCACTGGATAAAAAAAGTGCTATATTTCGCAAAATTGAGCATGGTTTATGGGATTTGACGCATGGCCGAAGTGCAGAAAAAAGTCGAAACGAGGGGCAGGCCCCGACTATCTGAAGATACGAGATTGACCGGCAAGCAACTCAAGTTTGTCGAACTGGTCGCCACACGTGAGGGACAGGACACGCTACGAAATCTGGCCGTCGAAGCCGGGTTTAGTATCAATGGCGCTCATACACGTGCCTACGAGATGCTCAACCCTAGAAAATCACCCCATGTCGTGAAAGCACTCAAGGCACGACGGGCCGAGCTTGCTGAAAAGTACGAAGTGAGTTACGCCCGACACATCCGCGACTTGCAGCATATCCGTGACGAGGCTATTGCGGCGGGTGCATACTCTGCTGCTGTTCAGGCTGAGAAAGCGCGCGGCTTGGCCCAAGGCGATATTTACGTGAACAAGTCTGAGGTCCGCCATGGATCGATTGATCAGATGAGTAAAGCCGAGGTCAAGAAGGCTTTGGACGAACTGAAGCGCCAGCTTGGCGAGAAGGTGATTGATGTCGAACCAGACAGAGTCGAGCTTTTGGAGGCAGATCAAGACGGGGCTATCCAGCACTGATGTGGTTTGCACGCGGATCGAGAACAGTAGCACGCAGGGCATACCTGACTTGTTGTTACTCGACCGACAAAGCCAGTTTCACCTAATCGAACTCAAAGTAGCGAAGGGCAATAAAGTTTTGCTCAGTCCGCATCAGGTTTCGTTTGCAACGCGGCACAAGGACGCTCGCTCGTGGATCGTGGTCAAGAAGGATGACACTGTGTACTTGTACCGCGCAAACCAAGCGATAGAAGTTTTTGAAGACGGCCTACGGGTCGCGGCCCACGGCACGTTCACCAAGCCCGTAAACT